CCAACTAATGCTGGTATAAATGTATATTCATTTGCGTTAAAACCTGAAGAACATCAACCATCAGGAACATTAAATATGTCAAGAATTGATACGGCTAAATTAGTGGTAAAACCTAAANAATCAGGAACAATAAGGGTATGGGGTGTTAATTATAATGTCTTACGTATTTTAAGTGGTATGGGTGGTTTGGCTTATTCTAATTAAAATATAGTATTTATATTATTTGTTTAATAACTAAATCGTTAAACATATATGCTAAATTATCTGGAAGATCTTTAAAGTATTTAATAAAGTTCATATAGAATTGAATAGGTTCAATACCTTTTGTATAATACAATATGATATGATATACTATAAACATTGATAATCCAAATGCAAGATCTTTTGTATTAAATTCATGCTTTAATGTTAAAATTGGTAAAACTTTAATTAAAATAATTCCAAAAACAATAAAGAATAATATTTTTTTTGTAGATATGTTAAGATAAATCATATAACATAACATCCAACATACAAATGATAAAATTAAATAAAATATAATAACAGGATTAAAAGGTATAATAGCTAAAATATATAAAAAATACCATAACAAAACATAAGTTGAGAAAAAATCTGTAGTTTTATACATTAATATTTTTTATCTTAACTAAGAATAAAATGGGTGGAGGTCTTCTTCAACTTGTAGCTTATGGTGCCCAAGATGTTTATCTTACTGGCAACCCTCAGATCACTTTCTTCAAAGTAGTTTATCGTCGTCATACTAACTTCTCTATTGAGTCTATACAACAAACCTTTAACGGAAATGCTACCTTAGGACAACGTGTAACTTGCCAAATCTCCCGTAATGGTGATTTAGTTCATAAGTTATACTTACAAGCCACGCTTACTACTCTAGCAACAACAGGAATATTAAAACACTATGCTGGTTTTGGATTAATCAATCAAGTTGAAGTTGAAATTGGTGGTCAAATGATTGATCGTCAATATGGTGAATGGATGTATATTTGGAATGAACTTACTTTACCTGAAGGTAAAAAGGAAGGATTTGGTAAAATGATTAGTAAATCTGGATCAGCAAATCCTGCTTCAGAGGATATTAGAACTGTATATGTTCCTCTTGAATTCTGGTTCTGCCGTAACATTGGTTTAGCACTTCCTCTAATTGCTTTACAATATCACGAAGTTAAAATCAATCTTACATTAGGTGCAGATTTAGTAGGAACTAATGTTAGTTTATCAAATGTAGAATTATGGGCTGACTATATATTCTTAGATACTGATGAACGTCGTCGTTTTGCTCAATTATCCCACGAATACCTTATTGAACAAGTTCAATTTACTGGTGGTGAATCAATTGCTAGTAGCACCGGTGGTGCGGTAACAACAAAATCCAAACTTTCATTTAATCACCCTGTTAAAGAATTAGTATGGGTTAATAAATCAGCAGATTTTACTTTCTTAGGAACAACAGATTTCCAACTTCAACTTAACGGTAATGATCGTTTTGCTAAGCGTGATGCCAAATATTTCACACACGTTCAACCTTATCAACACCACGAAAATATTCCTGATGGAAAAAATATCCACGTATATTCTTTTGCATTAAAACCAGAAGAACATCAACCATCTGGAACTCTTAATATGTCTCGTATCGATACAGCAACTGCTATTGTTGGAACTAACGGTGTAGGTTCAGGAACTCTTAATATGTATGCTGTGAATTACAATGTGCTTCGTATTCTTAGTGGAATGGGTGGTCTTGCTTACTCTAACTAAATATATTAACAAATTATTTTTTTTCTGTATTAATAATAAATACAAAATGGGTGGAGGTCTTCTTCAACTTGTAGCTTATGGTGCCCAAGATGTCTATCTTACCGGCAACCCTCAGATCACTTTCTTTAAAGTAGTTTATCGTCGTCATACTAACTTCTCTATTGAGTCTATTCAACAAACCTTTAACGGAAATGCTAGTCAAGGAAAACGTGTAACTTGTCAAATCTCCCGTAATGGTGATTTAGTTCATAAACTATATGTAGTTTTTGATTCAGTTACAGGTGCTAACGCAGATGCTCGTGAATGCATTAAAAAAGTAGAAGTTGAAATTGGTGGTCAATTAATTGATCGTCAGTATGGTGATTGGATGATAATCTGGAATGAACTTACTTTACCTATCGGAAAGAAAACAGGTTATACATATATGATAAATGGAACATCTACAGGGGATGATAAAGCATATGTTCCTCTTGAATTCTGGTTCTGCCGTAATATTGGTTTAGCATTACCACTAATTGCTTTACAATATCACGAAGTTAAAATTAACATTGAGTTTGATGCTGGTATTGAGTTTGGCGATGCCACCTTATGGGCTGATTACATCTTCTTAGATACTGATGAACGTCGTCGTTTTGCTCAATTATCTCACGAATACCTTATTGAGCAAGTGCAATTCACTGGTGCTGAAACTATAAGTTCAGCTAAATTATCTGCTAAATTATCTTTCAACCACCCTGTTAAAGAATTAATATGGCAAGGTGCTAATGGTGGTTGTGGAAAAGCCAAACTTATGCTTAACGGTAATGATCGTTTTGCAGAACGTGATGTAACTTATTTTACTCACGTTCAACCTTATCAGCATCATACCAATATACCAGACTCTTCAAAAAATATCAATGTATATTCTTTCGCATTAAAACCGGAAGAACATCAACCATCTGGAACTCTTAATATGTCTCGTATTGATACTGCTCAACTGCAACTAACAGGTGGAACTGATGGACCTGTCAAAATCTACGCTCACTCCTACAACGTTCTCCGTATCCTCAGCGGTATGGGTGGTCTTGCGTATTCTAACTAAACTTAAATCTAAAATTATTTTTATTTATAATATAAATCTAAAATTATTTTCTTAGCTTATATTAAAAATGGGTGGAGGTCTTCTTCAACTTGTAGCTTATGGTGCCCAAGATGTCTATCTTACCGGCAACCCTCAAATCACTTTCTTTAAAGTAGTTTATCGTCGTCATACTAACTTCTCTATTGAGTCTATTCAACAAACCTTTAACGGAAGCCCTGGAGCTGGAAAACGTGTAACTTGCCAAATCTCCCGTAATGGTGATTTAGTTCATAAATTATATGTAGTTTTTGGAGATGGAGATGGAGACTCAACAAAAGATGCTCGTGATTTACTTAAAAAAGTAGAAGTAGAAATTGGTGGTCAATTAATTGATCGCCAATATGGTGATTGGATGCAAATCTGGAATGAACTTACTTTACCTGCAGGAAAGAAAACAGGATACAATCAAATGGTTGGACCAACAGCTGCATCAGAAAAACGATATGTTCCTCTTGAATTCTGGTTCTGCCGTAATATTGGTTTAGCTCTTCCTTTAATTGCTTTACAATATCACGAAGTTAAAATTAATATTGAATTTGATACCGTTCCAGGTGATGCATTTACAGATGCCACCCTATGGGCTGATTACATCTTCTTAGATACTGACGAACGTCGTCGTTTTGCTCAATTATCTCACGAATATTTAATTGAACAAGTGCAATTCACTGGAGAGGAAACTTTAACAAATAGTGGTGCTTCAGTTAAATTATCTTTCAATCACCCCGTTAAAGAACTTATATGGAAAGGTGTTGGCGGTGGTTGTGGAAAAGCCAAACTTATGCTTAATGGTAATGATCGTTTTGCTGAACGTGAACAGCAATATTTTACTCACGTTCAACCATATCAACATCATACCAATATTCCTACAGATAACACTATCAATGTTTATTCTTTCGCATTAAAACCGGAAGAACATCAACCATCTGGAACTCTTAATATGTCTCGCATTGATACTGCGCAACTTAAATTAGGTGGTAGTACTAATGTAACAGGTGTCAATATCTACGCTCACTCCTACAACGTCCTCCGTATCCTCAGTGGTATGGGTGGTCTTGCGTATTCTAACTAAATTATTACTTACTTCTTTTTATTTACCATATTAGGATATCCTAATACGGCATTGACACCTAAAAACATTGAAATAATTGAACTAGTTAAAGCAGATTGAAAATAATAATTATTAAAGTTCATAAACTTAGACGTTATCCTATTTAATTTATTAACAATATGTGAAGGATTACCAGTTATAACTGAATAACATATCATAAAACTAGATATAAGTAAAGCATTTTCAATACCATTAATAAATATCTGTTCAATATTAGATTGTTTAGCAATAAGTATATTTTCATTAACATACCATGGTTTATCAGGTATTACAAAACAAATATTAGGTTTTTTAACAAAACCGGAATTAAACAACATTATTCTAATTTAACTTTATATTCGTTAGTATTTTTAATATATACTAAATCATCATTTTTTATAGGTGTATCATCTATATATTTACCATCTTCAGTTCTAAGTTTAGTATATTTATCATTATATAAAGTCCATGTATCATATTCGTTTTTATATAAAACAAGTGTAGGTTTATTTTCAGTAGATTCTAATTTACCAACAATAAACTTTTTCATCATATCTTTCATTAGGGCAGTTTCATCACCACGATATTTAATCATATAATACACCTGTTTGAGATTGTATTTTTTTATTAAAAATAAATAAATAGTAATACCAACAACAGCTAAAATAACTATCGCAAAAAGTATGAGAAATATAATACCCCACGACATTTATATTAAATAAATATATATTTTTAAATAAATGGGCGGAGGTCTTCTACAACTAGTAGCATATGGTGCTCAAGATGTTTATCTTACAGGTAATCCACAAATAACATTCTTCAAAGTAGTTTATCGTCGTCATACTAATTTTTCATTAGAATCTATACAACAAACTTTTAACGGAAATGCTGAATTAGGTAATCGTGTAACATGTCAAATCTCTCGTAATGGTGATTTAGTACATAAATTATATTTACAAATAAAAGCAGTAGCAGGATCAACTGCAATATATCTTCAACCTTTTTATGGTTATAGAATGATAAAACATACGGAACTTGAGATAGGAGGACAACGTATTGATAAACAATATGGTGAATGGATGTATATCTGGAATGAACTTACAATGGATCAAGGTAAAAAAGAAGGATATTATGAAATGGTTGGTGGTAATTCTGCAAATAAATCAGTTGAATTAAAAGACAAAACAATAGATTTATATATTCCTCTTGAATTTTGGTTTTGTCGTAATGTTGGTTTAGCATTACCGCTAATAGCTCTTCAATACCACGAAGTTAAAGTTAATATAGAATTTAATTCAATGGAAAATATCAGAGCAACAAACCAAGATGATGCACTTGCTTCAGATTCTACAATAACCGTTCAAGATTCACAAGAAGATTTCGAATCATTTAGTGCTACATTATGGGCTGATTACATATTTTTAGATACAGACGAACGTAAAAGGTTTGCTCAATTATCGCACGAATATCTTATCGAACAATTGCAATTTACAGGAACAGAAACTATAACAGCAAATACAGTAAAAGCATCACGTTTAAGTTTTAATCACCCTTGTAAAGAACTTGTATGGGCAGTAAGACCTGAACCAGATATAACAGGTTGTAATGTAAATTGGAATAACTTTACAAATGCCGCAGACAATAATACAATTAAAGATAATCTAATAACAACAGCTAAACTTCAATTAAACGGAAATGATCGTTTTGCAGAAAGGGATGGAAAGTATTTTTCGTTAGTTCAACCTTATCAACATCACAATAATATACCAGTCAATCAAGGTATTAATGTATATTCATTTGCATTAAAACCCGAAGAACATCAACCATCAGGAACATTAAATATGTCGAGGATAGATACAGCACAATTACAAGTTAAAAGTAGTAAACCAGGTGAATTATTTGTATATGCTGTAAATTACAATGTTTTACGTATATTAAGTGGAATGGGTGGATTAGCGTATTCTAACTAAAAAACATAAAAATAATATTAAAACTTATATAGCAAAATTGAACTCTTGTTCATTGCCATTACATTCTGTTTCAACAACATTAACCCTATAACATTCTCCATCAAAATCGGAATAAAGATTATTGGAAAAAGGTGTAGGTGTTTTAACTATTTTTTCTTTGGTATTATTTGTAACAACAATGTAAATAATTCCAATAATAAATGCTAAAATAAAAGGTATAAATTGAAATTCAAAACTTGGATTAATCTTCATTTAATTCTTTTAACTCAAAATAATTTTTATAAGTATAAATATCAAATTCAGGTTTTTTAAAAGGATATGTTTTAAATAAATTAACTCGTTCAATATAATCGTTAGTATCAGAAGATTGTCTTAAATATTCTGCATAGTGTTCTTCATAGTCTTTACGTTTAGATGATATATGTGTAATATATTTATCACGAAGATCAACTAACATATTTAATTCTTCTTGTTTATTAGTATTAAACACCATACAGTGTTTTTTAAACTCAATAGGAGTAGATGTAAATAGTTTATACATTTTTATTCTCTATATTTATAATTTTCTCGAAAGAACTTTTAAATTGATTATCAATTGATTCAGCTCCATTCATTTTTCCTTCATATGTGTGTAAAGGCACATATTTAACAACTGTTTGTTGTTTTTTAACATTACTAATTTTATTTTCATAATAACCTTGAACTATAACTAATATACCAATAAATACTAATAATAAAATAACATTTTTCATATTTTCTTATTATAGATAAATATTATTTAATCTACATTAGTCATATCAATAGTTTCAACATTGTTGAAAGGATCTTTATCAGTAGCAACTTCTTCTTCTTCATCATCATTAATATCCATACCAAGCATAACAACATTGAGAACCTTTTTAGAAAAATCAACAGGTTTGATAATTTGATATCCGGAATACAATAAAGCACTATTGATAACAAGATCAAGAAGATCTCTCAATGAATTATATTCTTCAGTATCATTAATATTCTTAATTTTCTTAATAATAGGATGTAGAGGATTAATTTCCAACACTCTTTTATTTAACATAGCATTAGTATTATCAGTTTGTCCTAATGTTTGCGATTTAATGATCTTTTCCATATTAGCCGAGAAACCATTTTCGGGTGAAGATACTATACAAGGTAATTCAGATACTTTATTAGTAATTTTAACTTCACTAAAGGTGGTATAAAGACGTTTGATATAATCACAAAGTGATTTATATTCTTCTTTCTGTTTTTTAATAAGTTCTTTATCAGCATCAGTTGTATTAGGTAATTCAATATCACCTTTGGTGATGCAGGTTAAAGTGCATTCTTTGTATTGCATAAGTCGTTGACACATATATTCATCAACAGGATCAGTCATAAATAGAACATCTAAATCATTTTTCTTGAACCTATCTAAGAATGGAGATGTTTTAAGTATATCCATATTATCTCCTGCAATGTAATAAATATGTTTTTGATTTTCATTCATAGATGTAATATAATCGTCAAATGTGATCATCTTATCAGGTGAATTAGCCGAATAGAACATTAAAAGATCAGAAACCCTTTCACGATCACCGCTTTCTTCATAAACACCAAGTTTAATATTTTTTTGATAAGTCTTATAGATTTTGAGATAATTATCCATATCATTCATAGCAGATTTTAACATATCAATGCTTTTCTTAACAACTGCTTTTTTAATAACTTTAATAACCTTATTTTCCTGTAATATTTCACGTGATACATTGAGAGGTAGATCATCAGTATCAACGATGCCTGAAATAAAATGAAGCCATTCGGGGCATAAAACCGCACTATTATCGCTTACAAATACTTTACGAACATATAATTTAATATTATTTTGTGTTACACCTCTTTCAAATACATTATTCTTAATTTTTTTAGGTAAATACAAAATGCCTTTATATTCTATTTGTCCTTCACCGCTAATATGTTTATAAGTATAAGGTTTTTCATTATCATTTGTTAAAGACTTATAAAAAGCATAATAATCTTCTTCTTTTAGTTCATTGCTTGATCTAGTCCAAATAGGTTTATGTTCATTTACTAATTGAAATTCTTTAACAGTTTCAGTAATTTTTTTCATTTTTTTAGGTTTTTCTTCAATGTCTTCAATAGTAACATCATCTAAATTAGAAGAATCAACATTAGAAGTTCCATCAGTAACAGTTACATCTTCTTCTAATGATGCTTCTTCGTCTTCAACTTCTTTAGTTTCCTCACGTTTAATGAAGATCTTAATAGGATAATTAATATATTGAGAATGTTCTTTTACAATGGATTTTAATTTATTAACATCAGTATATTTGTCTAAAGCTTCGTCGGTTAATAAGCATTTAATAATAGTTCCTTGTGTAAGATTATAATCAGGATGAATATGATCTTTAAGGTTATCTTCAGTAAGTTCTTCAATAACATATTGTCCTCCAGCATCTGATGTCCATTTAAAATATCCAGAATCTGTTTTTTTAGTAATAATAGAAACTTCTTTAGATACTAAAAACGCAGAATAAAACCCAACCCCAAATTGACCAATTAAGTTGCTATCTTTAACTTTTTCCATAAATGCTTTAGTTCCTGAACTAGCGATTGTTCCTATATTTTTAATAAGTTCTTCTTTATTCATACCTATCCCTGTATCAATAATATGTAATTCTTTATTTTCTTTATTAGGTAAAAGTGTAATACAATTATCTACTTTATTGTCAGGTTTGTTAGTAATACAAAAATGATTATATTTGTCAATACTATCACTAGCATTTGAAATAAGTTCTCTTAAGAATATATCCTTATTGGAATAAAAATTATTGATAATAAGTTTAAGTAGAGCTGAAATATCAGTATCAAATGAAAAGGTTTCAGACATCTTTCTTAGTTGTATTTAAATGTTTTAATTAAGTTTTTATATAGTTTAGTTAAAATGGCAACAATAAAATTATTTTCCTTTACCTTCTGAGATAACTAAAAGTATTAGTAGTATATCTTCTAATAAACAGGTATATGATATTATAAATGCTGAATATGTTGATTATGATGTATGGTTCAGTCAAGCAACTATAAACAATGTAGTTTTTGAATATAAGAATAAATTAACTGGTTATGATCTTGCAACTATTAATCATAATATTACATATGTAAAATGTAAAAAGATCAATAATATTTTATTAAAGAAACACATTTTTAATAGTAAAGTTAAATACGTAAATTTACCTTTAATAAATGAATTATTGGTTTATTTTTTATATTTACGTTTAACTTTTTATTATAATATAGCAATATATCCTTTATTATTTGAACCACTTACTAATTTTTCGTCAATAGACGATGATAAAATAAAACAACATATTAGGGTATTATTCAAAAATAAGCAAAGGCACAAATAAAGTGTTATATAGAGGTATGGTAAAAAGATAGTTGTTTAATAATATTAGTTTCAGCAGAACTATAAATGAATTTATATCTGTATCAAAAAATATAGAAATAGCTAAAGAATTTGCAACAAAAGTTTTNTNTTTATATTATGTAAAGGTGTGCCTTATATTGATAATTCAAGAATAACTGTATTACCAGAAGATGAAATTATATTACCACGAGGTATAGTATTAAAAATTGATGAAAAATATAAAGAAAATATGGAATATGAAACAATAAATGGTCTTAGAATACCTGTAATTACATTATATGCAAGTTATAACAATGAAAATTTATTAGATAAAAGATGTATAAAAAAACTATTGTAAAAATTTCAAATTTATCACAATCAACACATGCTTTATCAGCAACTAATATTGCAGGAACATATTAATATAAAGTTTTATATTACTTAAATAAATGGATATTGTTAATTTAAAAAAACTACATTTTTTTGAACAAAACGTTAAAATACCAACATATGAGTTTTATAAAGTAAATTGGACATCACCTTTTAATGAAAAATATAAAAGATATGTAGAACCAGGACTTACAGCAATTAATAAAAAATACATTAAAATAAGTTATAAAAAAAAATTATATTTAGTATCTATAAAAACATATAATAAACTATGTGCAATATCTAACCCTATAAACTTTTATGTTACAAATACTAATGAATATATTTCAAAAAATAATTTAGAAAAAATAAAATCAAAAACTCTTACAACTAGCCAACTAACAACATTATATTTGTATCAATCTCAATTTTATTATGACTATTGGAATAACCCAAATAAATTAAAAAAACCAATACAACTAGATAAAAAAGCAAATTTAAAATCAAATAGCAAATATTACAGACATTTAGAAAATTACGAATTTTTTATAACAAGCGATTCTTTCAACAAATCATACTATGTTATTATTTTATTTGGCGAAAATAATTATAAAATTAAAATAATATCAAGTAATGATGTTAAAATTTGCGATTCTTTATATGCAATTAATTGGGCTGATATAAAAGGCAATGTTCTTGAAAGCAAACATATAGAACTATATCGTCAAACCAAAGATACTAACAAGCCAATTTTACCTCTTAATATGACAAAACCTATACATGAAATACTACAGAAAAGAGATGTTGTTTTAAGCGAAAATAAGATGCATTATTTTGTTCAAAAAGTAATAATTCATCAAAAATATATATTAGATCAATTTTATTATATTACTGCCGAAATTAGTTATCCAAGATTAAATAAATATAAAAATTTTAAAAAAGTTGATTCATTTGAGGTAAATGAAAATAATTTATTTGTAATACCACAAACTGATTTTACTAGCGGAGAACATTATAGATTATATAAAAATAATTCTATTCAACACATTGTTACTGAGACTGAACTAGCTAAATATATATATAATGCAAATAAAAAAAAACCATCAACAATAACACATTACAAATTTATAAATAATGAAATATTTGAACCTATTCAAGAAATAGTATTTTACAGAGGAATGAATATAACAACAACAGATTATAACATATTTGAACAAAAAGAATTTGTATCTATGTCAAGGGATAAAAATATAGCATTAGCGTTTATGAATCTATCATCGGTAATTACACACACACCTATATTATATGAAATAACTTTAGAAAAAGGTGTTCCATATATAGATTTTAAGATTTTAGGTCAAAATACACTATATTTTGAAGAAGAATTATTATTATTAACATCCCCTTGTAAATTTGAATATGAAGAACCTATTTTAGAAAGCAGCACACGTGCATATTTTACTTGTAAAGTATCTATATCTATAGATAAAGACTTTCAATATAAATTTAAAAATTTACCAGATATAGAAAGGTTTAAAGAATTTAAACTTATTGATAATAGTGAATCTTCTAGTTCATTTAATATTTCTTCTTCACAATCATCAATAAATTCAATAAATTCAAAACAAACAACTGATTCAAAATCATTTAAATTGTCTTTAGGTGAAAATATAGAACCTACTGTAATGTTAGAAGATGTTATAAATAAAAAGCATTATATAGTGTATAAAAGAACAAATATACAAGATGAATCTGTATATATTGAAATTGATAGCAATTATTATGAAGTTAGTGGTGTAATTAAAGATACAAATAAAAAACAAATTACAAATAAAATAACTTATGAATTTATAACAAGTAATTATAATAATTTTGTTTATCTTAGTAAATATTCGCCTATTTTTAAAAAACTTAAATTAATTAAATTTATGATAAAAGAAACAAAAGCAGAAATAAAAGCAAGAAGAGAAAAAGAAAGAAACAGAAGAAAAGAAGAAAGAGCAAAAAAAAAAGCAGAAAGAGCAAAAAAAAAAGCAGAAAAAGCAGAAGCAGAAGCAGAAGCAGAAACAGAAGCAGAAGCAGAAGCAGAAGCAGAAGCAGAAGCAGAAGCAGAAGCAGAAGCAGAAGCAGAAGCAGAAGCAGAAACAGAAGCAGAAGCAGAAGCAGAAGCGGAAGCAGAAGCAGAAGCAGAAGCAGAAGCAGAAACAGAAGCAGAAGCAGAAACAGAAGCAGAAGCAGAAGCAGAAGCAGAAACAGAAGCAGAAGCAAAAAAAAGAGCAGAAGCAGCAGCAAAAAGAAGAAAACAAAGAGCAGAAAGAAGAATAAAAAATAGAGCAGACAGATACCAATAATAGTAGAATAGATATAGCAACTAATTTCTTGATATGATGGTAATTAAAAATAAATAAATAAATAAATAAACTAATTACATTTTTCTAAAAATTTTTACGAGTATCTTCACCACTACGATTCCATTTGGTTAAAATGATATCAATTAAAAACTCAAATTCATCACAATCAACAAATATTTCAGGAACATACTAATATAATTTTTTATATTACTTAAATAAATGAATTTAAATCTTTTAGAAAACGATGATGTAGACGTAACTGAATTTTATAAAGTGCGATGGATATCACCTTTTAATGATAAATATGAAAGGTATGTAGAACCAGGTATTACTGCAATAAATAAACTGTATAAAAAAATAAAGTATAAACGCCAATCATATGTAGTATCTAATAAAACATATGAAAAATTATCATATTTACAAGAATATAGACAATCAAAACCTATAAAATTTAATCTTACAAATACTGCTGAATATATTTCAAAACCTAGATTACAAAATATAAAATCAAAAGAACTTAATGATAGTCAATTAACTACAATATATTTATATCAATCTGATTTTTATTATAAATATTGGAATAAACAAACAAGCCAAATAGAATCAAGCCAAATAGAATTATGTAAAAAATCAGTTATGCAATCAACGTATATATATTTAGAGAATTATGAATATTTTATAAAAATAAGATCTGTTGATAATCATAAAATAATTATTGCATTTAATGAAAATTCTTATAAAATAATTATATTTAAAGGTAATGTAAAAATTTGTGATTCTATATATGCAATTGAATGGACTACTAAATTTAATATTGCAAAAGAAGATATACGTAAATATATAATAAATGTAGTAGAGAATCAAAAATATTATTTAGAGCAATTTTATTATTACGCTGCTGATTTTAGTTATCCAAAATTAAATAAATATAAAAATTTCAAAAAAGTTAGTAGACAACCAGAACAAAATATATGTAAAATACCACCTGAATTTGCAAATTATTTTAAATATTATAATAATGATAGAGGTAAATATATTATTGCTAAAAATGAACTAGCAAGATATATACATAATGAAAGTAAAAAACAACCATCTATAACACATTATAAATTTGATACAGATGAAATATTTAAACCCGAACAATCAGTAGTATTTTATAGAGGTATGAACATATCTTTACAAACAACTGATAAATTTCATGAAAGAGAATTTATATCAATCACGCGAAATAAAATGATAGCAATGGGGTTTATGGAAATGGATAGACAATTACCAGTAGAGAAATCACATATATTATATGAAATAACTTTAGATAAAGGTGTTCCGTTTATAGATTTTAAGATTTTAGGTCAAAATACACTATATTTTGAAGAAGAATTATTATTATTTACAACTCCTTGTGCATTTAGATATGAGAAACCTATTGAAATGAATACAGGTATTAGTGTGTATTATATTTGTAAAGTGTATATTTCTGTAAATGAACTTATACAATATAAATTTAAAAACATACCTGATATAAAACGATTTAAAGAATTACAACTTGATGATTCACTTTTACCTGAAAGTGTAAAAAACTTACAACTTTTTCATAAAAATAAATCAACTACATTTAATATTTCTACTTCATCATCCAGTATAAATTCAGCATATAAATCACCACGAAATAATGGTGTCGTCCGCAGCAGCAGCAGCAGCCCTGAAAAGAAATCAAATATTCAATATGAGACAACTAATGTAATATTGGAACACACCACAGATAAAACGCAATACGTAATATATAAAAGAACAGATGTAAAAGACGAATCTATATATATATATATTGATAATACATATTATGAAGTTAGTGGTAAAATTACAGATGAAAATAGAAACATTATCAATAAAAAAATAACTTATAAAATTATAGATAAACTTTATAAGAATAAGAATTACTTAGTTTATCTTAACAAATATTCAGCTCTTTGTAAAAAACTTAAATTAATTAAGTTTAAAATAATTTATAATAGTGATCTTTCTATGTAAGTAATAGCATCAAGTAGAAACTCAACTTAATTACATCTTTCTAAAAATTTTTTACGATTTAAATAATTACGGGTATCTTCACCACCTCTAACCCATTGTGGAACAATATGATCAACATTTTGTATTTCAGATACACAATCTAACATAGGTGTAGGGTGATAGGTTTGTTTTTCCATTATTTTTTCATTACATTTATCGTAAATATGCGAACTATTAGAACCAGATAAAACATCTAATTCTTTAGTAGGATCACCTACACCTGGACGTAAATTAGGGCAAGCTTGAAACATTCTATGAAATAATTGTATATTACATCTATCTCGTGTTTGTTTAGATTTATCATTTCTTAATTGACTTTCGTGATCGATTAAGCAACTATCAGGATGATTGGCAACATTAGGATGAGGAGCAGGTCTTAAATTAACGTGATCAACATAATAAGTAGGCATTCTTACATTAGGATCTTTACATTCTACAAAATTAGTATTATAATGCATATATTCATCTATATTTTGATTTTTAATATCTTTGGATTCCATCCAACAGGTATCATTATAAATATCACAGTTTTTATTATACATTTATTCTAATTATATATTTATTTTTTTGTAGTATCTTTGGCTCTTAGTTTATCTATTGCTTTTTGTATTTTATTGTATATACGTCTATCCATTAATATACTACGTGTTAAACAACTACTTAAAACAGTTAATATTGATACAGTTTTACTATGTGTAATCTTTGTTTCATCTATAACAATTTGATGAATAGCGTTTGCTGTTTTTTTTTTTGTTTTTTTAACTTCTTGTAATCGTAATACGCTGGCATATCCATTAAATAAATATAATAATTGATCATAAGTAATTATTCTATAAAATGGTTTTTTAATTGTCAAAAAATTTATAACTGAGTCTTTATGAGTATTCCCAACACTGGATTCGATTTGTTCATTAACATTTTTACTATATTCATCATAACCTACAAGCGTAGCTTTTTTTGAATCAATTAAAATACGCAAAGCAATCCAAACTAAAATTTTATATATGTATGAAAAATTATATTGTTTAAAATATTCTATTTTATGTAAAAGTTTTGCTAAATGTTTTAATTTTTTAATATGGTTTCTATTATTAACATCAAGTATTTGAATTATTGCAGTTGTTATACTTTCATTTGTTTCTCCAGTTACAGCACCTAAATTACCAGGCGATATAATACGTCTATCATCTGGATCAATAGCTTCTTGTTTTATACTACTAGCAGAAATGGGTTTTATACTACTAACAGGTATGGATTTTATACTACTAACAGGCGATGATTTTGATTTACTTTCAATGTTATCAAGTTCTGCCATAATTGCTCGAATTTGTCTTGCAATTATTTGATGTGGTTCTTCATCTTTAGCATCCATTTTATTATTAACAAATATATTATGAAGATTGACCAACAAATCTTAAATCATCTCTATCTAAATTGATATTTTTAATACATCTAGAACTATTACCTTGTTTGCAGGATTTTTTATTATCATTTGAATTATATAACCATTGCATAAGGCTATCACGATCATTAGGTATAGTTTTACCCGCAACAGTATGAAATTGTCTTACAGATAATCCTCTTTCATAAAAATCATTAACATCTCGAAAGGTATTAGTATAAAAATTTGTATTTAAAATCGCATTATCAACAGCACAAGGTTTGGCATATGTTGTATCTAAAACATTAGGATTCATAAAAGGATTATTGACCGAAGGCATAACGCAATTAGATTTAAAGTTTTCAATATTATAAACATATTTATGTTGATAAATTACGAAAGTAATAATAGCAACTATAAGAGCTAAAGATAAATAAGATAAATCAAAATTGTTAAGTAAAACTAAAATAATACTTAATATTACCCCACCTAAAAATATAAAGTTTAATTTATCAATAAATGTAAATTTATCAGGTATTTCTTGAAATAATACAGTTGGATCATTTAGCCAAAAAATACTCATTCTTTATTTTTACTATCTAATTTCTTTTTTAATTTAGTTTTTTTGTCCATTTTACGTTGCATTGAACGAGATGAAGGCATATTAGCACCACCCATCATTCCAGACATCATTTTCATAATGTTTCCAATATCCGGACCATCACCTCCACCTCCGCCATTCATACCAGGTAATTTACCCGCCATATTAAGAGCGTCTTTTAATAGAGCATCTTGTTTAAGTTCTCCACTTTTTAATTTAGTTGCCATTTTTTGACTAACATCTGAAATTAAATTACCAATACCGTTATCAGGATCAGATAATGCACCTAATATATCACCTTCGGTATTTATAGATTTTTTAACTTTTTCTATATCTACATCTTCCATTATTTCTTTTGCTAACTTACCGATACTAGTATCTTCAATATCTTCCATAGTAAAACCAGTTTTATTTTCAATAGCAAGTTCTCCAATACGATTAACTATTTTGCGATATTTTTCAGGGATAAGATCATCTTCAATGGTGCTAGTGCCTTTAAGTTTTTCCATAATATTTTTAATATTATCTTCGGTTAAATCGGTATTTTTAAACAAATGAAATATTAATAAGAATTGATGTAATACTGTAGTTTTTTTAAAAACAACTTTAATATTTTTAATAGGAATATTGTTAAGAATGTTAAGAGTTTCGTTATCTTCAAACCATTTATCAAGTTCTTCTTTATTACATTCAACTAAAGGATTACAAATAAAATCAGTAAAAACGGTTGAATAGGCTTCAATATAATCTTTAGATTTATTATCAAATGTGCTATAAAATGCGTGTATTTTGTTTAAAATATCTCTAGCAACCGCTTTTTTTTCTTTTAATGGTTTAGCATTTTTTTTAACAGTTTTAATAAATGTTAGGAAATATTGATTAAATACGTAAGTTGTCATTTTACTTAATATATTTATTGAATATCTTTATATCTAAACTTTTTTTAATGAAGTGCGGATTCACGCATTTTTTGTATTTCAGCTAAACTAGGTAATTGTTTATGCGATTTTTCAGTATCAGTATTACCAATTGGTTTAATATCAGGTTGTATTACATTAGTTTTTTCATTCAAGTTTTCCCAAATAGTAACTGGTCCGGTTAGATAATTATCATTATCATCAATATTTTCATAACTTTGAGAAATATATGAATCAATACCAGAAGGTTCAGATACATCTAAAACATTTGTAGATTGTAAGTTTGTATTACTAGGTTTTAACAAAACACCTTTTCCAGGTAATAGTAAATGATCAAATACTTCTTTACCAAATATAATTTTATTAAAATCCGGTAATAACATTGCAGGAACGTGTGTAATTCTTACATCAAATATAATTTGGTTTGATTTTAAATAATCAACTGATATAAGTTTAACTAGTTTTTGTTTATCTAATGTCTTTAATGTTTCTATTAACATAGTGCAATGACTACATTGATCGCTATAAAATAATAACATTTTTTAATAGTATTAATAGGAATACAGTTTTATATAAAAATGATTTATTTATATCATTAAAATAAATGTTAAGTAATTTCAGTTATGATAAAAAATTAAATAGAATATCTGTTGAAACAGCAGATATTGATTTATCAATATTAAATGGTATTAGACGTATATTATTAATGGATATTCCAATTTTAGGATTTATAGGGAATGGTATTGATACCACTGTAAATATTATAGAAAATACTACAGTGTTAAATAATGAAATTATAACAAATCGTATAGCATTAATACCATTAGATGTAAGTGAAAAATATAATGATAACTATATGTTAGGCGAACATAAATTAGAAATTGAATTAAATGTTAGTTGTGCTGAGAATATAAAAATAATTACCACTCAAGATCTTATTGTTACTATGGAAAACAAACAAGTTCCAAACTTCTTTAAAAAACCATATATTACAATTACTAAATTACGTAAAAACGAATGTTTACACTTAAAAGCGGAAGCTGTTAAAGAAACTGGCAGAAAGAATGCTTCTTTTAATATAGTATCAGGATCAACAGTGTATAATAAACCTAAAGTGCCTTTTACAAATACAAAAAGTATTATAGAACAAGAGCAAGATTATAATGAAGGTGAATATGTATTAGAATTTGAAATTATTAATAATACTATATCACATAAATATATGTTATTAAAAGCAATTGATATTTTAATAAGTAAATTATCTATATTAATTGATAAATCAACAATAGACCAATTTGAAAATAATGAAGAAACGTATGATTTCAGTATTCCTGATGAAAATGATACAGTTGGAAATATAATACAATCTTATATATTTGATAATTATGTGATATCTAAGAAAAAAACTGTTGAAAATTGTATTTGCACTTATATAGGTTATATAGTAAAACATCCATTAGATAAAGTTTTAACAATAAGAATGACACTAAAAGATGCTAAAAGTAAAGAAGAATATATAAACTTTTTAGGAATAATATGTAATGAAATAATTGAAAATAAATTACAATTAATAAAAGAACAAGTACAGAAACTTTTATAAAACAATAGAATAAAATATGGAAGATGAATTACCAAAAATTACAATTAAATATATACCAACCTTGGAAAACGCTATAAATATATTTTCAAAAGATGCTTTATACTATTATTTTAATGAATTTTTTGATAATGAAGCTAAATCAAAGGACATTGTAGATGATTATGTAGATGATTATTTAGTAAATAAACCAAAAGGTTTAGAAGATATATATACATTAATAGATGATGTTGAATATGAAGAAAGATTATTTGAAAATTATATGAAAATGTATAAAAATAATTTTCAAAATAAAGAAGATTTATTAAAATCTTTATTTAATAATCCATTTAATTTTGAATCAAGTTATATTGATAATTTTATTANTGTTATNCATACAGATAGGCAATTTAAAATAGGAACTACAATACCNGATGATCTTAAGACACTTGAAATTTTACAATTATATAAAACATCATTAAATGAAAGTTTATATTCTAAATTACACCAAATACCTAAAGAAATAAATAGTAATATTCCTTTAACTTTTAAAGATAATGATTTTGATTATGTTAATGATATGATGAGGCGTTATGGTAAAAATATTGAAAATATGACAGACGAAGAATATGATAAAATACCTGAACTTGCTGATAAAAAAGAAAAAGCAATAAAACCTACAGTATTAAATGCGAAAAATATAGTATTTTGGGATGATGATATAAATAAATATATAATTGATAATTTAGAAAATTATACAGAAGATAATATAAGTAGCATATTAAATTATTTATCTGAAAAGAATCTTAATTCACCACAAGCAACTGATATATTTAACAATTTAACAGATTTGTATAAAAACATAGCAGATAATAGTATAGATATTGAAGATGTATATAAAAATGCAAATGATTATTTAAAAAAAATAGAGATTGAAAGATTAATAAAAATCTTTACAAAATTGAAAAACAATAAAGATACTGAAATAATAGAAGTTAAAAACATATGTAATACGATAGATAAAGTATTTAACAATGAATATAAGTTTCCTAAAGAGTTTATAGAAATAATAGATAATGAAGATGAAAATAACATAGATGATAATTATATTGAAATGGGTAATATATTGCGACCAAATATTGAAACAACAAAAATAGACCAAGATAATAAGAATATATTTTTAAAAACATTAATAAACGAATTAGGTAAAGATTTAAAAATAAATTTGGATGATATGATAGAATATATGCAACTTTTTAATGATACTGAGAAAACGGAATGTGCTTTATTTTATTTATATGTAACATTACAAAGTAATTATTATAATAATAATTATGATGATATAACATTAAGCGAACAATGTGATGATATATTTAATGAATTTACAGAACCAATTAATATAATTGATAGCAAAGTAATTTTTCCAAAATCCAAATCAATATATGCGTATATAATATGTTGTTTTAAGAATATAATAGATAATGAATATTTTAAAAATATAACAGATAATGAATATTTTACAACAGAGAAAGATATAGAAAAGAAATTATCAAAATTAATTAAAAAACATCCAAGATGTCAAGATCAATTAAATGAATTGCAAGTATTATACGATAATATTAAAGATACAGTAGAAAAAACAGATACTAAATTTTATAGAAACTTAGTAAATCAATTAAAGAAATCGAATGAATCAAATAATGATGTAAAATATATAAACTTTGTAAATGCTTTAAAATATATTGTTCCAAAAAAACTTAAAAAAGTTAATCCTTTCATATCAGGTTGTTGTGCTCAATTATTAAATCAAGATTATGAAGCTTATAACGATATAACTTCGCATAAAGATAAATGGTTCGAGGATATTAAATATTCGCTTAAGAATAATACAATTAATTACGAGAATACTTGGAATGCTAAAAATTATTTACCTGAACAAATAAAACAGCAACCGATAGAAGACTTTAATTCTGAAGAAGAAGATAATATAGACGATTATAATATAGAAATAGATGATCCTGAAATAAACGAATATTTAAAAGATCAAAGTAAATTAAATAAATATGTAGAAGATAGTGTTACTTCTTTTATGGCAAATGTATCAACAAAAACCGAAATATTTTCGTTAAAAAACTATATCTTAGAAAAATGTAAAATTGTGCAGAATTTAAAACATTTATTATTAACCGGATGTTTAAAAGATTCAAAATATTATTATGAACAAATTGCAACATTAGAAAATAGTTGTTGTAATGACAGTAATTTCAAGAAAAAAAGAAGTGATATGTATGTATATTTAGCAGCAAAATATTTAAGAAATTTTAATTCAGTAGAAAATAATGAAATATACGATAAAATTAAAGAATTAGGATCAAAGGTTATTTTATCTCGAGAACAATATAATAAATCTATAAGTAATTATCGTGAAAAATTAAAAGTTGAAGCAATAGATATATTAGAAAGTTTAGATGCGGAATATAAAGAAGTGGCTATTATGTTAAAAAAAAGTGGTATTATAAATACATATGATGATTATGATACTAATAATATAGATACAAATAAAGATCCTATTGTAAATTATCAAGGTGATGATAATAATGATCAAGCATTATATTAGTTTTTCAATAGGTTCAAACGAAACATAATCATCATTGGTTTCTTTAGGAACAATAGGATGAAGTCCTATTTTATCTTCACCTACAATACCTTTAATATTAATATCTATAACTCTTTCTCTTGTATGATTTACATAAACTAAGAAATTAATATGTTTTCCATTTAATTTATAATTACGATATAATATCATATCAATATCAAGTAAATATTCGTGTTTTTCTTCATCTTTTTTATATTTAATTAAAAGATCGTGTACTATTTGTATATCAGGTGTATTTTCTGCAATTTTATTACTAATAAATTGATAAGCTTTATTGTAAATAGCGGTGATAGTAGAATCAGTTAATTCAGTTTCCCATTCTGTATTTCTTAGAATAATATATTTTTCAGGTGAAGAAGGGTGAAAAATATCAACTAATAGTTCTAAATATTTTTCATTAGAAAACTCATAATAATAAGAATTTTCAGGTGTATTAATATCGATGTTAATACTATCAATAGGATGACGATCTTTTAAAGCATCTGTTTTATTAGCAGTGCTTATTTTATTATTATGAGGTAAAACTGCAAAATATTCAAAGCAATTTTTCATAGTCATAAAATAAATAGTAATAAGCACTAAAATTATAACAATTTTTATTATAGTTTCCATAATTTTATTTTAATGTAATGTAATTATTTAGGCAAATATATAATCACTATCATCATTACATTCTTCTACGTTATGACAGAATGGTTTATTAACAATACCCGAATCATCATATTTTGTATAACTTAATCTTCTAACACCTATAGGTAATTCACAATATTGATCTACACATTTCCCTTTATCAGTTTGATATTGTTTATTTTTACCATAAAAAGGACATTCTTCATCTTTTTCACAAGGTTTATCCCAAATTGTCTCTATTTCTTTAAGATTACCAAAAGGATCATATTTCATATTACATAATTGTTTATTCATATTTGTTTTATCACCATAACAATGGTATTTAGGATCTTCTATTTCAGGATCACGTTTTAATCTAGTAATAAAGTTTTCAGTAGTATTTATGTATGGTGTTGTAGTGTTCTTAATAGTTATTTTTTTATTAAAGTTCCAAAAGCTTTTAATATTAATTTCTTCTTCTCTAATATTTTTCATAAATATTTTCATTCTAGCAATATCAATACTATCAAATGAATAAATAAATAAATCAAAATCAGATATTACTTTAAATACATCACTGTCTTTAGCAACTGATACAATACCAAAATCAACACTATCAAATAAAGGAACTTTAGGATTTAATTTAATAAGTTTAAATGGTTTTATACGATAAGATTTACTAATAGCAGTAATAAACTCTTTATCAGTATCTGATATATATCCTATTTTTCTTTCGTGAATATTGTGTGTGCAATATAAATTAGGTGATTTGGAGATATAAAAGAAATATTTCTTATTATTAAGATGTTCAATGAGTTTAGATTTATAATAAAATAGCGAAAAGAATAAAATAATAATAAACAAGATAATAAATAACTTTATCATTTGTTTATAATAAATAAAATGCTTAGAATTTTGATTACCTTATTAATTTATATAGTTATTTTAAGTATATTATATTTGTTTGAACCTTCTTTAATGTTTGAAGAAACTGGAAAATTAAAAACAATAGGATATGCTGATGAAAATAGATCTTTATTTTCTATTTATTTATTAACACCTATATTAATATTATTTATATATATAATTACATTAGTTATATGGCGAAATTAACTTTTATTACAATTGATTTTAATGAAACAGAATTAATAGAATATGAAATATTATATGTGGAAAGGTTTAGTGAATTAAATCAAAAAATAATAATGGCAACAAGAGTATCCGTGCTTGAATGTATTAACAATTTAACTAAAAAAAAGCTAATAATGATAAATGACAATGTAATAAATGAAAAAGGTTTTTGGTCTTATTTAGAAGATATTAAATACGATATAATTATATATATTAAAGTTAATTATATAGAAGATATACCTTCTAATTTACTTAAAAATTCTACAATATTAGTTGAAGAAACTACAATACAATTAAAACGAAAAATAAATCGTAAGGTTATACATAAATATCGAGCATTTATGTTAGATTTAAGTTATATAGAAGCTTTTGTTAAAATGGATGATACAATATTAGAAAAGTTGAAAAGAAAATATCTATTATGATATAATAAAGGTATATAGCTATGGCGGATAAAGAAGAACCTGAAGACAAACGTCAAAAAGAAGAAGAAGAAGAATCACAAGCTGATAAAGCAGTAAATATAGCATCTGGGATGACAAATAATGCAGTAGAAGGTGTAAAAAACATAGCATCTAATACAGTATCTAAAGTTAGTGAAGAAACAAGTGCTGCTATTGAAAAAGCAACAGAAATGTTAAGTAATCCAAGTGTATTATATGGTCTTATAGCTGTAATTGTAATTGCTGTAATATGTGTTGCTGTTGTATATTATTTTATTGCTAATGCGGTGTTTAATAAAAAATCAATTATAATTGAGAAAACTAAGTTTCCTATTAAAGGTAATGTTAAAAGTGTTATTATGATTGAAAACTTTCCTTCAAGTGGTAATGGTCTTAGAAGAACTTACACCTTTTGGGTATATGTAAATGATGTTAATAATGCGGGTGGTAAACCTAAACATATCTTTTCAATTGGTAATGATAGTTCTGGAGGTAATATAACTGACAAATCTCCTGTTGTTGTTCTTAATAATTCTAAATTACATATATGTTTCCCGACTACTGATCCAGATGTAAACAATGCTCCTGAATATATTGATCAAATTGGTACTACTGGCAAACCAGCCAATACAGTATCATTTGACTATTTACCTATGCAACGATGGGTGCATATTGCGGTAGTAATAACAGATGATTATCAAGGTTCAACTGTAAGTTTATATATGGATGCACAATTAGCTTCATCTACTACTGATGGAAAAGATGGTACAATATTAAAAGGTTTTAAATTAGATACAACAGGTAGTTTAATAGTGGGTGGTGATAATAGTGCTACTTATGGTTTTAATGGATTATTAAGTAAAGTAGGTATTCATAATTATGATCTAAATAGTCGTGATATATATAATATTTATAGCGAAGGACCTATTGACGGTCTTCTTGCTTCTCTAGGATATGGAGTAAGAGCACCACTTTATAAGTTAGCGGATTAATATATTTTTTATCTATTTCTTAAATTAAAATGATATATGTATTAATTCAAATAATAATTGCAATTATTTTAATTGTTTTAATGGGTGTATTAGCTTATGGTATATATAATAAAAATGCAAGAGAAATATTACTTGATATAATGACCCCAACAACAATTAGAAAGAAAACCAAAATACTTGATGGTGTATATGAATATAAAATTGGACACAATGTAACATTTAATACACGAGATAAAAGTAAAGGAACTTATGTTGATTTAAGTCCTTCAATAAATCAAAAAGGTGGTTCAGTTTATACTTATAACTTTTGGTTATATTTTCCGGAGAGTGTTTCTAGTGTTAGTAATACTCAAACATTAGTATTATTTAACAAAGGAAGTGATCAGTTAGTTAAATATAGTAGCACTTATAGATGTGATACAAATGAAGAAAAAGGTTGGTTTTTAGTAAAAAATCCATTAGTTCGTTTGGATACTAATGCTAACAATAAAATAGATGCAATAATAGTAGAGTTTAATAGTATTGAACGCCCAGATGTATTTCACGCAGGTGCAAATACAGGAGACAAAATTTGCACAGGAGATATGGTAGATAAAGATAATAATTTAATTGGTATTAAAGAACTAGCAAGCAGAAATGATTTACGAAAACAATGGAATATGATAACTATAATAGTAAGTGAAACATCACCGGATGATGATGTTTTTGTAAGTTCAAATCAAGCAGTTGTAAAACTATATTTAAATGGTTATGCATATTTAGATAAAGATGGAGAATTAGCAGAAAAATCAACAGCAATGAAAGTTAATAATAGCGACTTACATATTGGAACTACATACAAAGACGCAGCAGATAATACCGTTTTACCTACAGGAACAGATGGTCATTCTACCGAAGTAGGAATATCAGATCTAACGTATTTCAATTATGCTTTAGAAGATAAAGAAATTGTTAGTTTATTTAAAGAAGGTTGTAAAAAATCAACAGCTTTAATACCAACAACATCAACATTTGACGATGGTCCAGAAAAAACTGAAGCTTCTTTAGAAATAAAATCTCATGAGCATCCAAGTTCTCTTTAAAAGTAAATCCTTAATTTATTTTTTTATAATAATTATTTTAGTTTAAAGGTGTAAAAGATATAATAAATAAATAATGCCAGTGGCACCATTAATTCAATTAGTATCAATAGGACAAGTAGATCAATATTTGTCATTAACACCTCAATTAAGCTATTTTAAATATGTATATAAACGTCATACACGTTTTGCTTTAGATAATTTAAAATTAAGTTTTGATAGTACTACTGTTCCTACATTAGGTAAAGAGAATAAATGTATAAAAAAGATAGAACGACACGGTGATCTATTAAGTAATCTAACATTAGTTGTAAGAATACCAGAAATAAATATACCAGAAAATAAAGATTATAGATTTAGATGGGTAGATAATTACGCAACTTTATTAATTAAAAAAGCCGAATTATTTGTAGGAAGTCAAGGAGTAGCTATAAATACATTGTATGGTGAATGGATGGTAATATGGAATGAACTTACTATGCCACCAGAAAAAAAACATAAATATGATATTATAACTGAAAATGTAGCAAGTTCTTTAAATCCCCGAACATCAAATAAACAAATAACGATAACAAAAAATAATCAAATAACGTATGAATATTATCCTGAAAATCCTGCGATAAAATCAAAACGCATTGGTATCCCTTTACCTTTTTATTTTTCTAAAAATCCAGCATTAGCAATTCCTCTATGTGCTCTTCAAACAAGTGAAGTAATATTAAGTATAGAGTTTGAGGACGTAGAGAAATTATATCAAGTTTATGATAAAAACTACGATAATGGAAAGGAAAAGGATAAACCAAAAGGATCATATGTAAGTCCAAATATACATCCAGATCCAATAACAATAAATACATTTGTTGCACCAGAACAATTAGATTTAGATGCACATATAGAAGCACAATATGTATATTTAAATGAAACTGAAAGAAAACTAATAACAGTAAATCGTCGCAATAATGTATTTTTAGTAGAAAATGTTCAAAAACGTGATAAACAAACAACAAGTATAAAAACTACAATAGATTTGGATCTAAATACACCAATAAAAGAGATGATTTGGGTATTAAAAGATACAAATAATAAAACTAATTTTAATTTACAAACAACATATACATATGATAATAAAGAAATATTAAAAAATGCTAAAATATTATGGAATCGTTCAAATGAGCGTGTAGAAGAGAAGGATGCAGTATTTTTTAATAAAATCCAACCGTATATACATCATAGTAATGTGCCAAAAGAGGGTATATATTGTTATTCGTTTGCTTTAAATCCAGAAAAATGGCAACCAACGGGTTATTATAATCCAGGTGGTAAATTTCCAATAAATACGTCATTAGTGTTGGAGATAAACGAAGAGGTAAAGAATCGTGAATTTGATATAAATGTGTATATATTACAATATAATATATTTGAAATAATAGGTGGTATGGGAGGTTTTAAGTTCAGTTAATTATATATTTTAAAAGATAAATATGGAAGTATTTACTTTAATAATTTTTATTGTAATAATATATTTATTATATATTTTAATAAATACAATATCATCATTAAGGAGTGAAGTATATGAAATGAAAAATAAATGTATAAAAACCGTATATAATAATGATAAAGATAAATTGCAAAATACGGAAGCATTGGATATTAAAAAAGATATAGCAGATAAGTATAATTTTTTTACTAATCTATTTAAAAAAATGATATAAACACTTATTTTTATTATAGCATAACATAATGCCTAGAAAAAAAGCACCAAAAGAAGAACCAACAAAAAAGAATATTGATGAAATTTTAGGTAATACGGAATTGAATGAAAATACTATTATAAGGCTACCATTAACTGATAGTTATTTACGAGATGATATTGATAAAATAGCAGAACCTACCGGTTATGATAATGGTAATTTAGAAAGTTTTTCAGAAATAACACAACAAGAACCATTTAAAAAATCATTGTGTTTGTGGTGTAGACACAGTGTAAATGATTTTGAATGTGGTATGCCTATACAATATGATTCATTAACAAATCATTATACATTATATGGTAATTTTTGCTCTTTTGAATGTGCATCAGCATATAATTTTTCAAAGAATACCCGTAGTGATCGTGTATGGGATATAAATAATATGATAAATATGATGGCAAAATCATATGGTTATGAGACACCAATAAATCCAGCTCCAAGCTATGAATTATTGGATATATTTATGGGAACTATGGATATTAAAGAATTTAGATGTGTTCATAAGAATACAGATCAGTTTTATGCGGTAAATATACCACCACATTCTTATGTTCCATCTGTAGCAGAAATATTAAATACATCATATATTAATAATAAAAAGAATACTAAGAATATTATAGAAAAAATGATATAAACTTTTAATTATTGTTAATACAATGGAATTATATATAACAAAATATCGTATATCAACTATAACAAGTAATGCAAAATTGTTGATAAAAGATAATGAAGATCGTTTAGATATTAATATAATTGAATTATTTAACAATATAACAATTAATAGTGATGACAAAGCAGAAACTTTTGTATATACATCTAGATTTGAAAGTAAAGATAGCACAACTAAAATAGTAAGAGGTAATTATATTAAAAAGAAAAGAACTATACAACACAAAAGAACATTTGATAATCAAATATCTTTTGTATATAAATTAGCAGATAATTATTATGTAAATGTTAAAGTATTTCAAAATGGTAGTTTACATATAACAGGTAGTAGAACTATTGAAGATATTAAAATACCATTAGAAAAACTTGTAAAAGAAATTAAAGATAATAATATTAAAATACTGGAAAATATTGATAATTTAGAATATGGAAATATTCAAATATTAATGATTAATACAGATTTTAAGATATTTAAAGATATTGAACATACATCAAATTTTGCGATTAAACGAAGAACTTTACATACAATATTGATAAATGATTATAATATGATAGCAAGATTTGATCCATCAACATATCCCGGTGTTAAAATTGAATATTGGTGGAATAATGCAAATAATGTAAGAGATGCTTCAACACATTATGATATAAGAAATGTAAAATCAAAAGCTAATGTTAAAGACGGCATAAAGAAAATAACAATAGCGGTATTTGAGAGTGGAAGTATATTGATAACAGGGGCAATTACTATAGATCAAGTTGATGAAACATATAAGTTTATATGTGATATAATTGAAAAAAATAAAGACCAGATATATTTTAACATTTAGATTCTTCTTCGGTATTATTACCTAATCTAGTATAAGCGGGATTATGAGTTTTAGCATAAAACTGTTTCATATATTCAGAAGATGTTGGAGTAATATGAGGTGGTGCCCAATCTTCCGCAATATTAGCCGCATATAAACCTAAACCCGGATCAGGAGATTTTAATTTAATATTATTTAAAGCATTCTTATTACAATCTAAGAAACTGAATTGAAGAACAGACATTTTTATTATTCTAATATAAAATAAAATGTCTTCGTCTTCTGTAGATGGTTTAAGCAACGAAGATATAATAAGAACAGTTAAAGAAATAAGATCAAGAAAAGATGAAATAAAAGAAGAAGAATATGAATATTTTAAAACTCGATATAATCATTTATATAAAATGATTACTGATAAAGATATGGATTTTGATGAAGAAGCATTTTATACAATGTTAAAGCAAAGAAGTAAAGTATTGTCAGGAGAGAAAGATATTAAGACCGGTTCAGAAGAAATAAGCACTAAATTTTTTAATAAATATCATCCGGATCTTAAATAATTGTATAATCTTAAAAGATTTTATATGATCTTAAATAATTTTAANGATCTTA